GTTACATATGGTAAAACAGTTTGTTCACCGTCCACTAAAAATTGTTGATATCTGTTAAAATATTCCATTAGAATGTTACTTTTCCGTTAAATGTGTTATCAGTATTAGTGTTTGAATTTGAGTATAAGTTCAATAACTGTTCTTGTTTTGCAGAGTCTTGTGGGTTCTGTAATTCAAGACCATTAGGTCTGTCTTTCTTTTTAAGTTTGTTCCAATCTGAAGGTAATTTTGTGGTAAATTTTTCTTTTTTGAATCGTTTTTTTCCATCAGTTGATAATTGTTTACATTTAGTTTGATAGTTGTCTCTCAAAACTTTTGTTAATTCGGTATTAAATGGTTTAGTATTTAGTTCACCTAAAACTTGAGTTTGAATTGTAGTAAAATCTAAAATTAAGTCTTTACTAAAGATAGTACAAAACTGTTTGTCCGCATTATTATCAAATGTAGTACCTATCGTATTAATACTATCAAAACTATAATTAGTTGTGTCTGGTATTATTTGTGTTGTTGTTGATTTTAAATCGTCTATTTGTTTTCCTGTAGACTGAACAATTAATTTTGTATCTGTTACTAAATCGGTTATTGTAGTTGCGGATATTGTATTATAAATTTTAGCAATACCTGTTTTATCTATAATACCGTCGGCATTTCCTGAAAGGAAATTTAATTTGTCAATTACTCTAACATAAGGTATTTGAGATTGTGAAAGGTCGTTTGTTGCAGAATCTAAATTATCTATAAATGAAGCTCTTTTTGAATCAACTAAATTGTTTAATTGTGTTTGTAAAATGGATGTTTTATTTACATCATTTACAAGACTAGGTACTTTGAATAAAGTTAAATCCTTATTACTTATACTTGTTTTTAAATTATCAAATAATTCATTTATTTTATCGGTATATCCTTCCGATTTTCCAAAAATTTGAACGTCTTGTGATTCTAATTTACCTGTTCCGTAAATTCTATTTGTGGTATACATTTGTAATATAATCCAATTATATTCATTAAAAACTTGAAGTAATTTATCATAAGTTGAATCATATGTTTCTTCGGAAACATCTAATAATGTTTCTACAATGTTTTGGTAATCGTTTTCGCCTGTAGTTGCACTAAATTTTAATTCACCTTTTAATTTACCAATAAATTCACCGCCTTCAGCACTATAATCACCATTAGTATTTCTTGCGGTATCACCAGTTTCTTCGGTTTTGTCAATAAATTCTTTATCATATGCTGAAACATCCAACACAGTTGCCCTTTCATCGTACATTTCAGTATTAGCAAAGAAATTAAATGATAATGCGTTTTGTAATTCTTCCACAGGTCCTCTTAGACTTTGACCACCAATAAAATTGAAATCAACACTAACACTTACAATCATTGGTTGAACACCGATACCCTCGGGATTTAAATCCAATGTTTTTTCATCATATGTAAATCTGACATTATTAATAATTGCTTTGGTATGATAGAAGTCACCAATTCTTATAACACAAACAGGTGGTGCTCCGAACGCAGTGTTTCTTGCGTCTTTATCAATAAAAGTACCGTCACTTTTTTTAGTTGGTATTGTATCACCAGGTCTTGTACATTGCATTAAGAATGTTAATCTTGAGTTAAGTCCTTCTGGTGTTGTAGAATGAAAAGCGGGGTGAAAAAATTTAAGTTTTTCTCTTAATGAATCGTAAACATAAGGATTACTTTCTTTTACAAATTGGAAGTAATTTGATTCATTTAACAATTTTCTTAAAACTTCTTTAGATATTGTTTGTAATTGGTTTCTTGCCTGATTACTTGATGCGTTATTAAGTTGATTAAGTAATGTGTTTTGTGAACCAATATTTCCAACAACTGTTGATGGGCTTGTAACCACTCCACCATTTGGATTTGTAATGTTAGGTAATGGTATTTCTATAATATCTTGTATAACAACTCTTCTACATCCTACGGATACAACATCATAATTATTTAATGTGTTTGTATTACAAGGTACTGTTTGTGGGGCAATTGTGTCATTATCCGCACCACTTGTTTTAGTAATAGTTAAATTAGGGTTTGTACCAACAATGTTTAAAATACTTTGTTCTATACAAGAATTTCTTGAGTCCTTAACACTTGTTGATTCATTAAATGAACTGTTTGATTTAAGTACGATAGTAATTTTAACGTTTGGATTAACGTTTAAAATTTCTTTTACTTTATTGGCTAAATTTGTTAATACATTTTTAGAATTCTCTACTTGTGTTTTTTGAGATTGTTCTATTGAAACAAATTGTGGATTTGATTCATATGATGTCAATGATTCATTGTATGACGCGCCACCTGTTTGGTTGTAGTCAAAATAAAATTGAGAATTATTAATATACTGTGTAAGTTGTGGTTTATAATCCTGAGTACCAACTGAAGAATTGGATGTCATAGGTCCACCAGCACCTGTACCACCTTTATTTAAATTTGAAGTTACCGCTTGTTTTATTTTTTCAGGGTCACTTGATTTATTAATAGTGTCTTGTAATTGTTGTAATTCTGTAATTGAAAAGTTTTGATATCTTTTACCTAATTCATAAACGTCGAATTTTGTAAGTCCTGCAAAGAAAGATTCTAAAACTTGGTCAGCAACTACGCTAGAACTTGAGTTTGATAATACTTGATTAACAACTAAATTCATAATTGATGGGTGGTCAACAACCATTTTAAATGATAAACTACCACCTCTTGATGTTCCTTTATATGTATAAATGTCTTCAGGTCTTCCTAAGAATGTGTTTGACTCCCAAGAAACAGTAGAGTTATCTGAAAATCCTAAATCATATGGTGGGAACCACATAATTCTACCTCCGTTTGGACCTTTTTCGCTTTCAGGTAAATCAGCATATGTTAATCCTGGTCTTCTTGAAGTTCTCCACGCAAGGTTTTCAATTGATACCATATATTTTTTAACCCTACCGCCTTCGATTGATGTTGAGTCAGGACCTAAAGTTGGGTACATATTTAAGTTATATGTTTTATCTAAAATAGAATATGGATTTTTTCTAATATTTCCATCAATCTTCTGTAATTTAGAATTTTCATAATATGGAATATCTTTTGCAAAAACTCTACCGTATTCTTCACCCACAAAAGTTCCATTATTATCAACATATCTTATAACTCTTGAACCTTTTGTTATTTCTTTATATCCATCATTAAAAACTTTAGATACTTGGTCAATTGCATTACCAACGTGTTGTAACCTTTTTTGACCGCCAGGTTGTGAATTAATTAACCTTTGTGTTTCATCTAAAATAGAACCTTTTCTTAATGCATATTGTGTAGATTCTGAATTATTATATTGTGCGGATATTGGTGGGAAGTTTTGGTCAAATCCTTTTGCATCACCACCTTTACCCACTTTAAAACCAGCGTTTCCTTTATATTTTGGTGAAACCCAAGTAAATCCTCCTTGAATACCTCCACCATCAATTGTAGATGTACCGTTTAATCCAAATTTGAATTCAATATCATTTTCATAAAGATTTCCAAGTAAACTCGGTCCATATACATTTGTTTCTACTTCCTCACCGTATTCGTTTACAGGTACTTCACCTGAAGGTGAAACAATATCTAATGGGTCTGAAGTTCTACTTCCAATATAATAATTTGGTCTTGGTGCAAATAAACCAACTTGATTAATAAAGTTGAATCTATAATCAGGTACAAATCTATTTAATGCGAGACTGCCAAATAATAACTTTTTGGTTCCTTGCCCTGTATACGCCAAGAAAATATCTGAAGCGGTTTTTCTTGTTGGTAAAACATTTGGAAAACCAAATAAACCCGTTACAAAATTTACAGCTTGATTTAAAAGACTTGTTGGTTGTACAGGTGAAAAATAATCACCAGGAATATATGAGAACGGTGAATATACACCTGTAATTCTTGAAATGAAATCTGCTGCGGTTCCTATTACCGTATCAGGTACTGTGACGTTCCAATCGGGTTCAATTAATGGTGACCTACCTACAGCTATTTTAAGTCCCAAATAAGGGTCTTTTAATGCCGCTACACCGTTAGCTCTACCAACGGTTTCTTGTTGGATTTCATATGCAATCGATTCTTCAAATAAACTTCTTAGTTTTGTTGCTGCCAATTGTGTTAATACTGAATCTTGTGATAGTAATCCGTCTGAACCTGTTGGGTCTTTATCTAATAATATTTGTGATGAAGAATAAGATGATGGTCTAAATAAATTTGGCTTTGTACTGTCTGAAACATACTCATCTCTGATTGTTGGTTCAAGAATCGATACTTCCAATTCCGATGAAGCGTCACTCCACCCGTCTTGCGGTCCAAATCTATTAAGAACTAACAATTCTTTTTGTTCTTGTTCTGATTCGGCAAACTTAGACGTACTATCAGTTTGAAAATTAAAAGGTCCTTGGTTTGATTTTGTACCTAAATTTTTAAATAAAGCATTAGGACCTCTACCATTTTCAGGACCATATTGATTTAATATATTTAATTTTGCTTGTGGTAGTAAACCAACATTATCTAAATCAGGTTGATTTACCAATGGACTTTCAATCCACTGTGTTTCTTTTGTACCGACATCAGCCCTATTTATTTGTGGTGCACTAGATTCCTTAACGAAGTAAGGTTCTAAGTTCATAGCCATAAGTTTTAATCTTAGACTTTGTGTCGCAGAAAACGATAATGGACTTGATGTCATTTTTCTATTTTTTTAATAAATAGATTAGGTTTATTTTTTTTAATTTTTATTTTTAATTTGAAGTTCCCGATTTCCCGCTAGCATATGGTACTGCGGCACCAGTTTTACCAGTAGTTTGTTCTATTACCGCATCTTTTATCTTTTGATTCATCGCTTTTTCCAATGCTCCTCTAACAACCTCATCAATATTAAACGCCGATGTAATTTCAATTTTAATCGGTTCTTTGGATGTAACTTCAATATTTGTATTTGTACCTTTAGCCGCCGCAGTCGCGCTTAATATTTCTACTAATTTATCAAGTCCGATATTACCATTAGACTCAGTACTAGCGGTTAGTGAGCCCAATTGAGTTTTAGCTTTACCAATTAAATCACTAACAGACGCTTCTGCAATTCCTTTAGACAATGTACCAACTTTATATAAATTAACAAGTTGAGTTGACGCGGTTTCTAAAACCTTGTTAAAGTTTCCTGTTGTTATTGCGGCTAAACTTAATGTATCATTATATTGTTGTTGTTGTATGTTTACCTTTTCAAGTATTGAAGATTGTTGTTGTGTTACATTTATATTATTTTTAATACCATCTTCTTGTGTAAGTAAATTACTTCCAGTTCCTTTTAATTTTTCAAGAAGGTCGTTCATTGCTTTTGGACCACTTCTTGTAAATTCTTCTAATGATTGACCTTCAATTGTTACTTTACCTCCCTTACCAATTTGAGCAAAAGCGGCCAAAGTTTGTTGGTCTTCAGGTTTTATACCTTTAAAAGCACCTGACAAATCAAATTGTTTTATAATTTCTTGTTGTTTAGCAAGTTTTGTAGCGTTTTCTATAATTGATTTGGAATCAGTACCAAATGCACTCGCAACTTTACCTATTCTTATACGTTCATTAATACCAATTTCAAACTGTCCTGTTTCTTTATTGAATGTTGCAAGTCCTTTAGTTGCATCCATTAGTTTGTCATTTAAACCTGCCAAGTCATTTTGTGCCAAAAAAAGTAATTCCATTGGGTCGCCTAATGACGCGAATGAACCACCTAATGTTTGTAATTGAGCAGCCAAGTCTAATGCCGTTTCAGGACTCCCCATTATTTTATCGGCTAATCCTGCCGCTAATTCTATATTACCGCCTAATAATTTGGACTTTGCAACCATTTCACCCAAATCTTTAACACCATTTGGAAACCCGTACTGATTAATTTTTGTTAATTGTCCTGCAACACTAGTCATAAATTGACCAACATTTAATCCGTAACTTTTGGCTTGATTTACCAAATCCATTTGTAATATTGTCGCTTCTTCAAATGTTCCACCAATACTATCAAATAATTTATTAAAACTTTTGATTGATTCATCCGCAACACCAACCCTCTTAAGAAGAGCCATATTAAATAAAGCTTTCTCAGAAAAATCAACTGTTCTACCAATTTGGTCAGACATTGATTTAAATAACGCAATAACGTCATTTGAATCGTATCCTATTTGAATCATTTTTTGTGATACTCTTCCAAGTCTTTGTTCTAAACTTTGAGCATATTCCATACTCTGTCCTAAACTTCTTGATGCTTTAATTAACTCATCATCAAATTTAGATACGTTATCAACTAATTCTTTAAAACCACTTATTAAATTTTTTTGTAAATTACCAGCAGATTTTATAGTACCTTCTAATTTGGTGTATAATCCTTGGGTTTCTTGAATTTTATTGGGGTCAGGTGTTTGTAACATCATAATAATAAATAGACAATATTATTTTTTTTAGTTATTTGTCTATATCGTGTCTTTCCAATATTTTACCCAAAAAATATTTTCTTTGATATGTGGGCATTGACATTAAGTCGGAATATGTAAATCCGTCTTTAATTAAAAAATATAATTCGTCTAATATTACTTTACTATATTGCGAAGAAAGGCCGAAAAAACTCTACCCCAAAATTGATGGCAACATCAATTAGTTCTCCTGACGGGGTTTGTATTTTTTTGTTTAAATCTAATCTTGGTTCAACGTCAGATGAAAATTTTCTAATAAATTTTGAATCAGCGATTGGCATCATTGTAATATATGTTGATATCATATTCCTATCTGTAGAACCATTAACTGAAACTATTTGAGATTCTAATTTTCTTGTAATTATTGGTTTTGTTATTCCGTTTGGATAAACACTTAATTCTTTATCTATTATTGCTTCTTCACCGTAAGTTAATAACTTAATTTGAACCGTGTCATTTGATGTTGGTAAAACTGTGGTAAAAAATCCGTGTTCGTCTGGTTTTTGTTCTACTTTTTTTATGTTCATTTCACTTAAATCAACAACTGATTCAAACCTTTTTCCTGTTATTGGGTCTAAAACGGAAACACCATAGTTTGTCCCGAATGCTGTGTTTCTTAAAAATAATAAAATTGCTTCAATGTCTCCCGTTAACATATCATCAATTCTTAAGTCAGGTTCAAAAACTTTATTTCTTAATAATTGTGAAATTAAATCTGAACCACCAAAATTATTAGATAATAATAAATTTTCATCTAATGCGGTTAAATAACCTACTTTAACAGTTTTCTTTTTATTTTTGTAAAAAATTCCTTGTGAAGGAAGTGGTACCACATCGTGTGGTAGGTTAAAATTCATTTGTCCGTATTCTTTTTCGTTATTCATAAAAAAAAGCCAGGGTTAGTCCTGGCTTTAAATATAAATAAAATATATTTTTTGTAAATATTAGTAAACCAAAATACAACGGTCAGGTCTCATAGAAACTTGTATTTTCTGTAAACCGTCTTGTCCATAATCCAATCCTTGGAAATCCGCTTTGGTTAAGAAACAACCTTGCATTATCCATTTCTCAACCGCAACTCCTGTCGGGTCTAACATTTCTAATGTGATGTCTTTTTTATACCCCGCAGCATATCCCATACGACCTGTAACTGATTCAGCGTGTAAACGTACCCATTCCATCAATGCCTGTGCTGCTGATGGTCCAATAGGGTCACGGAATGTAACATTAATTTCACCCCATTCAAATTGACCCGCAACATATGTTTTTGTGTTCAAAAATGGTATTTCTGTTGATTTTATTGTTATACTTGGACGTGCTGTTGATTCAACATACCAAGAATTAATACCCAAAGAAGATGGAAACGTAAGAATAAATCGATTGATTCGTTTCGGTTCGTATGGGTCGGGCATTTTCATTAATAAATCAGCCATATCTTATTTCTATTATTTTTTATTTTATTTTAGTTTATTTTTCTTATAAATATTGACTATTTGGTTTTTTTCGTCATATATTTCCTAGGCGTTCTAGTTTATTAGTTAATTATTTATTTAATATCTAGTTTTTATATTAGATTTAGTTAAATATGTTTGTACTGGGCTTTCTTTACCAAATTCTTTAGCTAAGAACTCCTTAACTTTTTCTATGTTTTTTAAGTCGTCGTCAGAAAACCCTATTTTTGGTATCACAAAATTATTGGACACGTCATTTTTGAACAATACTTTCCCACCCAAATCCATTGACAACTTTTTTACATATGAAATAAAATCCCTCAAAGCAACGATTTTCCCTTCTTCAGGATTTGCTTCAGCTCCTGTACCAAATGAAACAGGATGGAATTTACACATATCCAAATATTCTTTTATTAATGTTTCGTCATCTTTAATATCTTCACCTGATAATTCTCTATAGTCTTTAAGTGATTGAACTAATTTTTCTTGGTCCAAACCACCAATATCGTTTTTAATTAAACGGTACACCGCTTCTTTTAGAATCTCAGGGTTGTGACCCCTTGCGGTGATTATTGCAAAAATTGACCCTCCATTGATACACTCAACAAAATCGTTCCATGATGGACCAAAACTTGCCACCAATACATCTTCCAAAAATTGTTGTTCACCTTCACCTCTGAAGTTTCTGAAAGGATTTGATGCGTAACCAACTACGTTTTTACCGTTATATACAAAAGGTTCTTTACCTAATTGATGTCTATATTCGGCAAAATCTTCAGTAGAAATACCTAATTCATTACCTTCATTATCTACCACCATAATCTTTGTTGGCATGTTCATTACATTATCATCCCAATCAAAAGCATAGTATTTGTTGTCAGGTAACTTTTCAGGGTCTAAACCTTCATAAATACGTAATAAATTTTTTCTAACAATTTTTTCTAAAATCATTTTTTACCAATAAGTTTTTGAATAATTCTTTCTAATTGTGATTCTGTAACTATTACAGATTGTGGTTTGTCAGAATAAGTTTTTTTACCGTCTGTTTTTACATTAACGTTTTCAAACAATGTTTTTTTTGTGAATTTCATATTTCTTTTATTTTAAATAGTGGGGGTAAGAATTTTCCTACCCCCATTTTATTTATTATATGTTTTCAAATGAAGCTCCTGATGGTGTAATCAAGAATTCAATATCGATGAATTCAAGAGCTTTTGTTGGTTTAAGGTAGATTTTACCTGTCATTTGGTTTCTATCTAAATCTTCAGGTGTGTTTGTAACAACAACTCTAAAGTCAATTAAACCTCTATCTCTTCTAATTGAATCTAATATTGGGTTAACAGAATCCAAGAAATCTTGTCTTACTTTATCATCGTTTTGTTCAAACAACAATCTAACCGCAACTGCTGAAATTAACTTACGAGCTTGTAACAACAATCTTCTAACGTTAATTCTATCAAGTGCTGATTCAGCGATTTGAGTTGTCTTGTTACCCCAAATAACTGTTCCAACATCAGAGAATGTTGCAATTGGGTTAATATGACCTTGATAAAGTACATCTCTATCTTCTTGAGTTAGTTTCTTTCTTGCTTTAATTGAATTCACTAAACCTCTTGTGTAACCCGCAGATGCGAACCAAGGGAATGCTATGTTGTCAGTTAAAGCCAAGTTTCTACAAACTTCCGCAGTTGGTGGAAGGTAAATTTGTGTGTTGTTTACTGTATCCCTTGTTAATACCCAAGGATAATATGTACAAGTATAGTTAGAATCTATTCCAGTATTTTCCAAATTATCTACCGCTTCTTGTGGGAAGTATGCGTCGTTTACATTTGTACTCGTAGGAACAAACATGTTGTAGTCAGGACATGTCATAATGTACAATGAATCCGCTCTTTCATTTTCAATCATATCAATAGCATCTTCTACAAGATTTGAGTTTGATACGAAATCAATACCTGGAGTTACAAATATGTTAATGTTAACCGCTTGTGGGTTTGCGAATGTCTGTTGACCTAACAAGTATGCGTAATAATCAGTGTTCGCCCAATCAGTTGAGTTTCCTTGAACTGTTATTTTCTTGAACGCCCCCCAACCTGTAGCGGTAGGGAATTGTGATGTTGGTGCGAAACCTCTTAAGAAACCTGAACCACCAACAATAAAGTTATCACCGTTTGTTCTGTATTCTCTGTAGATATCCCAACCATCAAAACCACCAGCAGGAACCAAAGTGAATTTTCTACCACTAAGTCTATAATATGGACTTGTTGGGTCTGTTGGTTCTGAAGTAAACGGATAGTTACCAACTTCAAATGCTGAAGTACCTGAAGTACTATATGTGTTAGGTATTGTAACAACAGTTGCTCCTGAGTCTAAATGGTAACCTTTTGACAAATATGCCCAAGGATTTGAACTTGTTGCAGTTGCCAAATCATTAGGATTTTGTTTACCTTTGTAATCAAAATATGTTTGGTCGATACCAACAGTATTGGATATACCTAAGTATGTTCTGTTTATCTTATCTCCTGAACTTACTTGTTGTGAACCAAATGGTGGATAGAATGTTGGTTCTCCTGTAGTTTCATATTGTGTTTTATATATTGGGAATGGTGAATTTACACCGCTATATGTTCTTAATGGGTAACCTCTAAATCCACAAGGTAATGCGTCTACAGGTGCTTCAGGATTTAATTCTAACATTACATATTTAGAACGAACCTGATATTCACCATCACTAGTTCCTATTTTAACACCAATGAAACTATTGTTAGCTGGGTTCATAGAACAATTTGTAAACTTTTCTAAGAAAACAGGATTTTGGTCTGTATCATCAAAACTTCTAATTCCAACATCAAACGTACCGTTATTAAAAGAAACATTCAAAATTGAAATTTTTATTTCAGCGTTTGCTGCGTTACCGTCAGAAATTGATATAAATTTAAATAAGTCGTAAACTGTGTTACCACGTAATTCGGAAACAAGATATGGTGTTTCAGGTGTTTGATATTGTTCTAAATACCAACCAATTGATGTGTTTGTTGAATTGTCATCTTGAGCCGATGGTAAATCAACTAAAGAACTACCAATACCTCTAACATAACCCATTTTGTATCCATAGTTTAACATACTACTATATTCTTCTTCAACAAATAAAGGAACATCAGTTCTATTTTTTCCGAAGTTAGATAATCCAAATACTTTTGAAACATAATTTGTATCTGTCTCATCAAGTGATGTTTTAAAGTTAAATGTTTCACCTTCATATGTTATACCTGAAATTGCAAATGCCCCATAAGGTGTTTTTGTTGTTCCTGAATAAACACCTGACAAATCAATAATTACATCTGTTGAACCTGTAACTTGATAATCAGGATTTGTTGAGTCACTATAAGGTGAAATACCTCTTGAACGTAAAGTTGCTAAAACAACATTATTCCAATCTGTAAATGCGGTACCAACTTGTGTACTTGCGGATATTGTAACTGAACCTGAAAATTGTCCTACAGTACCAAAAGCACTACCCGATAACGAACCAACCGCAACACTGAATGAATAACCACTGTAGTTATTACCTGTTGTTGGGTCAAACTGTGAATAATACCAAAAATCATTGTTTCTACTTGAATATGAAGTATTAGCATCTTTCATTGATGGTACATTCCATACGTTAGTTAAACCTGTATATCCAGCACCTGTTAAGGTATTATATGTTGTATCATCCAAAGTACCAAACACATAAGCTGAAGTTCCACTTGTTGATTGACTACTCATTACTGATTTAACAAAAGTGTTAATCTGTGATTGAATTGTAGTTGTAGAACCACCCGATAATGTTTGAGCGTCATTTAAGTCATTATTAAATATTGCTGAAGAGAACGAACCAAATGATACTGCAGTTGTACCTGTACTTCCTGTAAATGTAACAGTAACAGGAGATACAGTACTATCTTGTTCAACAGTAGCTCCATTTACGTTAGCAACTGAAATAATTGACCAAGACGGACCCGCATCATAACCCGACAAACCTAACACTCTTGTTACAAACAACTGATTTGATTGTTGTAAATAAGATTTAGCGATATAAGCCGCTTCGTATTTTGGAATTTGAGTGTTAACAAATTTTTCAGGTAATGTTCCTCCAAACACTGCTTGGAACTCATCAAAATTTGTTATGAATATAGGTTCGAAAGCGGGACCTTTTAATGTTTCTCCCACAATACCTAATGTAGTAACACCTACGCTTTGTGCTACAAATGATAAATCACGTTCTGAAGTGTATACTCCAGGTGAAACGAATACTTTATTGGATGTTGCCATTACTAATTATTTTTTTCTTTTTAAGGTTTTATTTTTATACATAAATATTGTTGATTTTTTCAAAAATCTTATTATACCGCTTATATTTATAATATGGTATGAATAAATTCTGCCTTTTTTCTGCTTTATGAAAAAAACCCCAAAGAAAATAAAAAATATTAAGATTTCTATTGAATCTCATCAGATACTAAAAGAGTATTGTGATAAGAAGGGGTATAAGATATATGGATTTTTAGAAAGTCTAATTAAAGAAAATTGTCAAATAAAAAAGGACATATACGGAGAACCGTTAGACTAATTTTTTGTCAAAAAGAATAAAACCATCGTTTGATGGATTATCGTAAGTCACCTCAATTCTTAAAACATCATTTGTGTTGGTTTGAAAATAATCTAAATCTGAACCAATAAAATTATTGTTAATATAAACAGAGTATGTATCAATATTACTTTTTTCAATAAAATAATAATCATAGTTATATTGCATTGTGTCGGTAAGTTGTGTATTACCATTAATGTATTGATACAATCCCTCTATTTTATTTTCATTTGGGTTTGGTGATTCCGCAAATCTTTGTCTTGTTTTAATACCAACATCAACCATCTGTAGTACTCTTGAAACTGCAGGTGCAACTTCAAATTCTGCTTCATCAAGTAAAATACCCAACATTTTAAAAGTATAACTTTGAATATAATATCGTCTTTTTTGTAAATCGTTAATTGATTGGTCGTTTATATTTTCCATTATAATTGGAATATATCTTCCATTAACATTAGTATATGCTTGTTTTGAACCAAATGTTTCTAATATTTTTTTATTAAACGCATTTAATTCTCTCATCCTGTTGGTGAATATTTTAACTTCGTATGTAATATCAACGGGTGTAGGTTGTGGTATTTTATAAACATCATACCCATTTCTTGTTCCATCAAATGTCGGAACTAAGGCGTATTGGAATGTTGGTCTGCCAGGTATTTTAAAAGATGTACCTTGATTTGTACCATAAGGTGTTTCAGGTTTTCTAACTGTTGCAACAAATGGTGGGGAAATATTGTTATCTAAATCTTGGAAATTCCAAGTCTGAGTAAATTGAGACCAGTTTTGTGTTGTTATAATAACATCAACAGTATTTACCTTTTTACTATCAACCGTAATACCTAAAGTGTCTTTAACAAAGTCTAACATTGCCCTGTCTAAATCAGCGTGGTAAATACCTTTTGGAAGATATGTACCGTCCTTTTGAATCATTTCTAACAATTCTTCTCTTCTTTCCCCCAATATTTTAACAGGTGTCAAAGATATGTTTTTTACTAATTTTTTAGGTAGTGCCATTAGATTCCTTTAAATTCGTCTTCACTTACTGGTGTACAAACAAATGTTCTGTAATATGGTTTGTACCCACCATAAGTGTGTTTATTATCAGAAACAATCCTTCCGTCATCCGCAACTGTGTAGTATCTCATTTTACTTTCAGTTTCAGCATACCCAATATAATCACCATAATTAATTTGAACACCTAATTCTTCTAATGTGTGTAGGTACACGCTTAATTTCATATTACCAGGTTCTGTTTGTGATAATCTTGAATCCCCAAAAGTTGCTTGAGTCGGTGCTTCAACCTGAACATAACCTTTTATTTCAACAGGAGGTAAAAAATTTATACTATCAGTTAACGCTTCACCATATACATCGTCTTGATTGGTTTTTGACCTGTCAACACGATAAAGTACAACCGTAAAGTTCATATCACCTAATAACCATTCTTCACCCATGGCAATATTTAATTGGAAATCTTTTTCTCCAAAGAATTTAGATATACGAGTAATTGGTACTTTGTTGCTCATTATTGATAAATACAACAAAAATGATTATTATTAAAGTAATTAATGTCCGATAGTGTAACAATAGAATCATCACTTTTGGTTGAACAAAAGGCTCTTAAGATATTAGAGACCTATGATGGTGCAAATAATTACATACTAAAACTTAAGTCAATATACGGACCAAATAAAAAAGGAATACCAACAAGAAGTCAATGTGAATATGTTATTTCACATTATAATTCAGTTCCAAAAGTTGCAAGAAAGTGGGTCGAACTTGATTCTTATTTTTCAGAAAAAATTGCAAACGAAAAACTTTATACCGAACCACCAAAACAAGTTTGGGTTGAAAAGTTATTGGTTGAAAAAGATAAATCTTATCATGTTTGGGGTAAATTTTTTGAAAGTGAGCAGTTAACTGATTTTTGGATTCCAAAAGTTGCCATTATTAAAAACCCTGAACAATACTATAAAGAAGTTGATTTTTCAAAGTATTCACATAGACCAATGTTATCCCATCAAATTGAGGCGGTAAATAAATTGGTTAGAACTAAAAGATTTATTTTAGCTGATGACATGGGTTTGGGGAAAACAACTTCAACCGTTGTTGCCGCTTTAGAAACAGAAGCAAAAAAAGTTTTAATAATTTGTCCCGCATCTTTAAAAATTAATTGGCAAAGGGAAATTCAAAACTATACCGATAGACCAATTTATATTTGTGACGGAAAAAAATATGAAGATTCAGATTTTGTTATTGTCAATTATGACATCATCAAAAATTTTCACGACCCACAAAATAAAGAAAATTCACTAATATTAAAAAGTAATTTTGATTTAATAATAATTGATGAAGCACATTACATTCAAAATAGTTCAGCACAAAGAACAAAATTAATTAATAGTTTTGTTAAAGATGTTGACCGTCTTTGGTTATTAACAGGAACACCAATGACATCAAGACCAATGAACTATTACAATCTTTTGAATTTAATTGAGTCTCCCGTTGCTGCAAATTGGATGGCATATGTTGTTAGATACTGTAATGGTTATCAATTTAAAGTTGGAAATAGGAAAGTTTGGAATGTTACAGGTGCATCACATTTAGAAGAATTAAGAGATAGAACATCAAAACAAGTATTAAGAAGATTAAAAACGGATGTTTTAGATTTACCTGATAAAATTATTACACCCGTTTATTTGAGATTAAAATCAAAAGAATACGAAGAATTAATGGGTGAATATTATGATTGGTATGATAAAAACCCTGACGAAAGCGGTTCACTAACGGTTCAGTTTACAAAACTGACAAAAGTTAGACAAGTAATTGCAAAAGAAAAAATAAACTCAACAATAGAATTAATTGAAAACATATTAGAACAAGATAAAAAAGTAATAGTTTTTACAAACTTTACTGAAACATTACAAACCATACATTCACATTTTAATAAAAACTCTGTTCACCTAGATGGTTCTTGTAGTCCAAAACAACGACAAGATGCTGTAGACAGATTTCAAAATGATGAAAACGTAAAAGTATTTGTGGGTAACTTAAAAGCTGCTGGTGTTGGTATAACACTTACGGCAGCTGAGGCGGTAATTATGAACGACTTATCATTTGTACCATCAGACCACTCACAAGCTGAAGATAGAAGTTATAGATATGGACAAAAATCAAATGTGTCCGTTTACTATCCAATATTTGAAAATACAATCGAAGGAGTTATATATGATATTTTAAATCATAAGAAAAATATTTTTGAAACCGTAATGGGTGATAATATATCAAGAGCCGACATTGTACAAGAAATTATGTCTCAAATACATGACCGTAGGTAAAGTTTTGTAAGTTTATATTTATTTATTATAAAAGAAAAACTTATGAAGTTAAAAAAGTTAGAAGCCGAAATAGAAGAAGTTCAAAGCATAATAGAAGGTATCGAAAACAAAAACGAGAAACTTTTAACAGAGCAAAAAGAAATTATCGAAGAAATGAAAAAAATTGGTATTGAAAAATTACCATATTCATATTCTTCTCTCCAAAGATTTATTGACCCAAAAACAATGAATGTTCATTATAACAAACATTACAAGGGTTACGTTGATAAACTAAACAAGGCATTAGAAAAAGTTAAAGGTGCCGATTTGGAACTTGAAGAAATCATTAGAGGTATTTCAAGATACAACAAAACGGTAAGAAATAATGCGGGTGGTGCGTTTAACCACGCATTGTTTTGGAAAATGTTAACACCAAAAAGACAAAAAATTAAAGGCGAAATCTTAGAAAAAATTATCAAAGATTTTGGAACATATGAAGAATTTAAAAAACAATTCATAGAAAAAGCAAAAACAAATTTTGGTTCAGGATGGTGTTGGTTGATTATTTCTAAAAGTGGTAAATTAAAAATTATTACAACACCAAATCAGGACAATCCATTAATGAATGTTATTAAAGATGGGGGGTACCCAATTTTAGGATTAGACCTTTGGGAACACGCATATTATTTAAAATACCAAAATAAAAAAGACGAATATATTGATAAATTTTTCTTGGTTATAAATTGGGAATTTGTTAATTCTTTGTTTCTTTCTCGAACTGAAAAGAAACTCAATGAAGAAAAATTAATGAATCAGATTTTAACTGAAGGTCAAAAAAGTGAAGGTTGTAATTCAACACAAGTAAGAGAAATTAATAGATTATTTTCAACCAATCCGCAAGTTAAATATAAATTTATGAATACTATTAACGGTATTTTAAAAGATGTTTATCCTGAATATTGGAAAGAAAAAGACCAATATGAACCAGGTTCAATGTCAGGAATATATGATTTTGGAACACAAGGTCGTTCAGTTATTAATAAATTAAATACAAATTATAGTTCATTCTGTATTCTAATGAATGACCTCAATATTTTTTTAAAATCAAAAGGACACAAACCAATTATGTTTAGTCACGACAACAAACAACAACAATTAGAAGAGGTTGAAAGATTTAGTGAGTATTTGGTTATGTTAAAAGATAGAATTTTTAATTTGTCTACTTCTAAAACACTTCAAGAAATCATGAAAAAACTGAAGGAAACTGATGCTAGAGGTGAAAAAAGGGAAGACGAAACAATAATTCAACTTAGAAAAATCTTTAATACCGATGATGTAAATAAAATTGGTGGTCTTGGTAGTGAAGAAGATATGATATCAGGTGTTGATGCTGTTATTAATATTGATGGAAAAAGATTAACCGCACAAATAAAACCATTCAGTTATATCAAAGAAATATCTCCAACTGAAGTTATGGTTTTTGGTGCTAGTGCACCAAAAAAATATAAGACTGATTTTATTGTATTTAACAACACAAGTAAAACAGTTGTTTTTAAAAATGACAATACAAAAATATTAGATGGAAATTACGTTTTCCCAAAAGAAAGCGAAATTAAATCTGTTTAATATTTATATGTAATGGCAATTATTCAAGAACCCGAAAGAAGTAGACTATACAGAAGAATAAGAAATCTTCTTGGAGCACCTGTTAGAGGTGTTGAGTTGGAAGACGAACAAATGGATTCGTTAATGGAACTCGCTATTGGTGACTACACACAATACGTATTAAATTGGTTAATTGATTCTCAATGGACATCACTTAACGGTTTAAACTTAGATGAACGTTCAGTCGCAAACGCACTTATTACCCGTAGTTTAGATTGGGAAACACAATATACTTATGCATATTCAAAGATTGTTGGATTACAAGCTGGAGGTCCTTGGGTTTTGAAGAAAGATTATTTTGACTTGGTACCAAACCAACAGTTATATGAAATTCCTAAAGGCAGAGAAATCAACGAATTATTATGGTTTTCAAGAGCAGAATTAAATGATACGTTTTTTGACCCATTTATGGGTGGATTGTATGGATTTGGCGGTACAGGTTTAGGTGGCCCTTCAGGATACGCACAATTTGGTGTTGGTGGAAGTTATTTTATGATGCCAGCATTTGACGTTCTTTTAAGAATGGCTGACAGAAATATTAAACAAAGAATTATTGTTGGTGATTTAACCTATAGAATTACCGCTGCTCCTGATGGTAAAAAAATAGTTCATTTATATAATACACCTGGTGGTAGATTTGATTTTTCAAATATCACTTTTAATCAATATAGATGTTGGTATTGGTATTACGATACAACAGATGGTGATAGAGATAATTGTTTGGCACAAAATCCTGATATTGTTAAATTGCCTTCGGACATACCATTAGAAGAACTTTCTTGGTCTGAATTAAATGTTCCTGCACAACAATGGGTTAGAAGATGGTTTACCGCATATTGTAAAGAAACTCTTTCTCGTATTTGGGGAAAATATAGTGGTAATCTTAAAACACCCGATTCTGAATTAACGTTAGATTTCGCATCTTTGGCGACTGAAGCTAAAGACGAAAGAGCAAAACTTATTGAAGAATTAATTGGGGCTGAAGGACAACTCACGAGATTAAGACCTGAAAAAGTAATGGAAAGAGAAGCTTTATTAGCTGAAAATTTAAATAAACAATTAAAATTTAGGGCGTTCCCTGGAAATTATTACGTGATTTAATGCCGTTATTAAGAAGTATACCATCTAAAAGAATAATAAATGGTGTTGAAATTAACACGTCGGAAAATTTATTAATTTCAGAATCATTTTATAAAACAAATGGCGAATATGCTATTGTAATTAAAGGTGTTGATTTTTGCGAATTAATTTTAGATAGTAAGACAAGTGACCATGTTGTAGTTAAAGCGTTAACACGTGTTTTAATAAAACCTGATAAAAATAAAATTGATGAAGAATTTGAAGAAGTAGAAATCAACAAAGGTGCTTGTGTCGAATTCTACTTCATGGGTGGTTCTTGGTATATCCTTTCTTCAGACGGTTTGAAACTCAGTTAAAGATTCTGTCCAACCTTCTTCGGCCAATTCATATATGTAATCAGGTTCTAAACCTCTTTTTTTCCAATACTTTAGTTCATCAGGGGATATTTCTAAAACATCCTCAAATAATCTATCTTGGTCACCATCACCCAATGGATATCCATTAACAAGTTCACATTGTTCTTTAGTAAAAAATTCTCTTTTTGACGGGTCATCAACCAATAAAGTATTTCTCACATCATCTTTAAAAACAACCATTAATGGTTCCAATCTTTTATTAAATGTAACGACAGCTCTTGGTACATTATATTCACCCGTCAAATCAGGATTTTTTTCTAATTCTTCGTTATCTAATCTGTAACAATTAATTACTAAAGAGTCTGTCTTTTTTTGTACATCACCATGTGATGCTCTTGTACCATTATTAACATAATAAATTACATCACCCAAGTTAACATTTAACCCATCACGAATTGCTAATTCCATATGTGCCATTCTCGACATCAAACTACCCGCTTTGGTTTTTTGTGTACATCTAACACGATAATCATCTAATGTTAGTTTTACCTTAGCTCTTGATGCTATCAACTTTAACGGAATTTTCATACTAACAATTTTTTCTAAATATTCGTAATAATATTCCACAAATTCCTGACCCTTACCGTTTAATAACAGTTTCAAACCCTTATCCAAAAATTCCTCAATATATAAAGGAAGTTTTTTAGACTTAATTGTGTTACCAACTAATTTAATTTTTCCTTTATCGGTCATCAACGCGTAGTTCTTACGAGCAACATTTATACATGACGGCCAAACACCATCGGTATCTAACGCCATTTCACCTCTCATGAATATATCATTGTACTCGGCAACATCCGCATCAGCCCCCGTGTATTCTTTATCTTTCTTAACCTTCCAATTTAATCCACGACCAATATATCTGTGAGTATCAACATCATCAGGTGATGAAAAGTTAACACCGTCAGTGTCCATTACAAGTGGTTGATATCCACGTTTCATAAAGAATTTAATCATCTGACGAAGATATTGTCTACCTGTACACGTAATTTGTTCACCCATGTACATATCACCCCAATGGAATACTTGTGGTGCTGACAAAGCTCCGAACATCGAGTTAATGAAAATCTTAATTGGTAATTGTTTGTTGGAATATGTTGCAGAAAGTTTTGGGTCAGTCTTTTCATACTTTTCTGCAAGTTCCTTATAAAGAATACGTGTATCACGGAAATATTTTAACATACCTTTCATCGCACCTGTCACGTCACATTTTGGA